TGATTCTTGCTCAAATATTTGAGCAGCTTCGTTTTCGTAGCGTGCGTACTCCAAACCAAACAGGGCGTTTAAACCAGGCTCTAGTTCTTTGGCAAGCTGTGCTCTATTAATAGCCATATCCTATTTCCTTATTAAATGCCTAAAAGGCTGTCCATGAAATGAACGTTAAGTCGCACAACCGCTAATCGGCCTGCTGCTGTTAAATCAACAGTTCCTGCGGCTGTTGATGCTTGATCATCAAATGCTACAATTTTCATGTTGAGTGTTGCACTTGCTGCTGCAATAGTTCCTACAGCTAATTCACCTAGTGAATAACCGTAAACATCTACTCCAGTAACCATAGTTGCAAAGTTTGCGTTAGCAAATCTTGCGCTATCAGGTAGTGCTCCGTCTGCATTAATAACAAATAATGCGTCAGGGTTGTCTGCTATGTAAGCAGTTGCTTGAGTCGTAGCTTTAATCGCTGCGTAACCAGGGAAGTGAGCAGACCATGCAGGAGTTCCATCAAGAGCTGTATATTTACAACCCATAAAAACACCTAGCAAAGGAACTGTGCCACCGTTTGCGTTACCAACTATATCAATTAAACCTGTAGATAAAGGTATTACAGCAGATCCTGTCCAGATCTTACTAGTAGTACCGTCACTCATGCCCTCGATATTTATAGGATACGCATTTACACCTTGGTTATTATAATTTGAGCCTGATCTTTCGTATGGACGTAGACCAAAAGCTGCATTTATATTAGCCATGTTATGTCTCCTTTAGACAATGATGATAGAGACATAGATCTTAACCATTAAGATTTTTTGTTTCTACCAAATTCTACCCGAGACTGCCTCTCTTGTGAGATCGGCATGGAAGGGTGCTCCTCCTTCATAAGATCGTTTTCCACTGATGCCTTTTGTTCATTAGTTAGACGTTGGAAATATTCTTCCCTGTCTTCCTTAACTTCAATAGGACATCTCATTAACATTAAACCACCAACAGCGATAATACCTTTATATTTACCATCTGACATAGCTGGTAAATCAAGTCTATCGGGATATTCATCTGCTCTCACAGGTTCATACCCTGATCTAATTCTAGCGGTCACATTCTTTTCATCCTGTGTTCCTCTAAATTCAAATCTTACCCACCGATGGTGAAAACCTTCGGGTGGTTCTGGTGCTTCTAAATTAGATGGTGGAACCCAACCTCTTTTACGAGTTTTTAATTCACGGGTTTCAGTTTTGCGTGAGGTCTTTTGTTTATTAGTTTCAGTCATATTTTGCTACTCCTTCACGTATTTAGCATATTCTTCTAATGGCACACCGAGTCTTTTAGCTATATGCACTTGTGAAGGTGTGAGCTTCACGACTCTGCGTCCAGATTTAGTCTTTCGTACGGCCGACGCAACAGTCTGAACGGGCTGTTTCGTTTCGGGTTTCTTCTCCCCAATAATTTTACCATTAGTAAACTTGTGGGGAAACTCTGTTCTCATGCGAGAATTAATCTCACTATAGTACTCATTGCTTGTCGGGTCAAATCCTTCTTGCGATACAAGACGATTATGTAAAGCCATAGCTGCACCTGTCATTACATCATCAGAACCAAACCACTCATTTTGAGTAGCCCAATCTTCAGCTCTTTCATCAATTTGAGATGGAGCCTGGTATTGTTGCTGTTGTTGCTGCTGCTGTTGCTGCTGCTGTTGAGTAGGAGGGGCATAAGCTCTTTCATCGTTTTGTTGAGCTTGTTTCATTTGAGATAATCTAGTTCCATCGGCTTTAGCTTGCGCTAATGCTTCTTGCGCCGCTACTTGGCCATCTGTATCATTATCTTCAATAGCTTTTTTAAGTTGAGACTTTGCTGCTTCTACAGCGTTAGTTACTCTTCCTTCATACTCACTAACATAACCTTTACCTACATTAGTATATTTCTTTTTTAAATCATTATTTTCTTGATTGGTTGCTTCATAGAGCCTTTCCATTTCTCGCATACGACCAACAAGATTATTAATTCTTTTTTTAACCCCTTTACTATAATCTTTAAGATCATCAGTTTTATAGGGATCTGTTTCTTCTGAAGCTTCTTCCTTACTTTCTTCAGATTCTTCTTCGGTTGCTTCTTGAACTTCTACAACTTCTTCTTCAACTATTTCTCTTACATTGCTTTCAGGAGTATTTATTTCCTCAACATTTTCTTCGTCCTTTAAAGTTACTTCGAAGCTATTGCCACTTGTATCTACAGGAATCATTTTTTCATCAGCCATAATACTCTCCTAAAATAAACTTGCTGGCAGGATGTCTTTCGGATGATCAATGACTGCCAGTATTTCATCATCATTTACTATTCTAAGTTCTCCACCATCAATGCGAATTCTTGATCCTGCATATTTAGTAATAAGTACCCAATTAGTTTCCTTGCACCATGCTCCGTTGGGAAATTTTTCTTTATCTTTATAAGCATCGGGTCCTACTTTTAATACACGACAAACATTTGTAGCTATTTGTGCTTCTGCTACAGTTTCATCAGTAAGATGTAATCCTGCTTTAGTTTTATTCTCTAATAATAAAGGAAATAAAACAATTCTATATCCTGTAGGATTTGGAACTTTACCTATTTCTTTTTTTGTTTTGTAGGGTTTTTCGTTAATATCAATGATATTATTTTCTGGTATTATTATCTTCGGCTTCGTCGTCATAGCGCTCCTGTTTTTTTAGCAGGTCCGTGAGTTCCTGTATAGTTTCTTTTATTGCATGTAATTTTCCTAGAAGATATTTATATTCTTCGAAGGTTTTTACATCTGACGTTATAGCTTGATTTACTTGGTCTTGTCTAGTTTTTAATAATTTTTTAAGATAATCTACAACTGTTACTATATCCATTATTGGCAATACTCCATTAATTTTGAAAGTTGTTCGCAACGTTCGGGTGTTTGTTTATTCCATTTTGAATCTAACATTTCTACACTCGCAGATTTATAGTCACGTTCTTCAAGTGCTAAAAGCATTTTAACAAATTTTTGTACCCCACCTTTTCCAAGTTGAAAACACATTTCAATAATGCAATCTCTAGCAACAACATGTAGTTCAGAAATATGCCCTATTAGTTTATTAGCCTCATTCTCAGCCCTATCTAAATCTTTTTTAAATAATTCTAATAGTTGAGGTTTAGGATATTTTATACCTGGTTCAAAACTATCTTCTTTTGTAATTAGATGGCCGTAGCCAATCGTGGCAAGACCTCGGGTATCTAAGTATAATTCGTCTCTAAATCCTTCATTATCCTTAATTCTTTTTTCTAGTACCTGTGATGCCATTATGTATATATCCTTGTTCTTGGTCTTTTATTAGGTAGCATGCGACCAAACCCTCTTGGCTTAACAATGACAAAACCACCTTGCTTGTAATTCTTCGTCCACCTCTTAGCTATTTCTGGTTCGTTTGCAAATAAATATTTCTTTTGCTTTTCTGATTTAAAAGGCATTACTTTTTCTTTTTCTTAGGAAACCCTTTTTTCATATTGGCATAAGCTTTTTTACTAATAGTAGATTTCTTTTTTGATCTACTTGTCCCTGCCTTTTTTCTTTTATTTATATTAGCGTATAGTCCTTTTTTAGCCATTACTTTTTCTTCCTTAACTTAGATAATGTCTTAGCAAACCTTGCTCGTTGTCCTAATTTTCCCGGCGCTTTCGCAGCTTTGTTTAGTTTTTTCAAAGGAATTTTTTTTCCTTTTTTCACGCCTAAAGACTTACGCAATGAGCCGGGTTTCTTAATTGCTTTTTTAATATTTAGTTTTTTCTTTTTCACTTAGTAATACCTTTTGCCTTTTCGAAACTGCGAAGTCCCGCCACTCCGAGCATTGAAGTGACAATTGCTAGTAAGGGTCCAGTTTGAATTTCTGGAGCTATTAAGTTTAATCCTGCAAATTTAGAATACCATTCAATTCCTGGAGATAGAATAAATTCAAAGGCAAGTGCAAAACCTCCACACCAACCAATAAATGGCCTCCACCCTGAAACGAATATTGATCGATGACCTGCCTCTTTAGCATTTACGTCTAATTGTTTTTCAGCGAGTTTCTGTTGAATACGCTGCATCAATATTTTTTTGTCTAGCTTTTCCTCATCTGAGGTATGCAAGTCATCGATCACTTTAGAAATAGTTTTT